TGAGCTTGCTGTTCGTCCCGTCGCCGTTGGCAATCGTGAGGTCGCCATCCGGGTCAGTCTCCGTGTAGGTGCTCAAATCCTGATAGGGGTCAGGCGGCTCAGCGGCCCGGGTGGACCCCCGGAACGTCTTGGACAGGTCCACCGCCTCGACCACGGCGGCGAACCCGGCCGTCTTGCGTTCGGCCCGTCGATCATACCGAAGTCCCATCGGATTCTTCGGCACCGCGAGCGTATCGCGGAGCTTACAGATCGCATCGCCGACCACGTGGGATCGCGGCGACCAGAACCCTCTCTGGCGTTTCCGAAAGTCGGCGAGCGGCAGCTTGGCCCCCTCGGCGTTATGCTCCAGGCGAAGGTTCTCCTGAATCGCCGTGAGCTTGCGCAGCTTCTCGGCCACCGTGCCTTCCGGCGCGGCGAAGTCGATGCCCCAGGGTGTAGCCTTGAATTTGGCCAGGGTGTCAGCCATGTCTCACCCAATCCCTCTGTACGTCGCCGTTATCTGCGCCCCGAACGCCTGCTCCTCGCGGAGCATTGCGGGGTCGTAGGGCACGGCGGTTGTGATCGAAACCAACTGGCAGCCCAGCGTCCCGGCGGTGAGATACGCACCATCGACGTGGGTCTTCAGTTCGGTGCGGATCGCGTCGCCGATCTCCATAAGGGCGTCTATCTCTATATCGCCCTCGGAAGGTGCCTCGCCGAGCTTCGACAGGATCACGATGTCAACCTGGTAATCCTGCTGCCACTGATTGCGGTTGGACCGGGCCTCATCGAGCGCCTTGGGAACCACATAGATGGTGAGGGACTTGCCGCCATGCAGGGTTTGCCGCCCGGCGTATTGCCTCTGGACGTGCGCGGACTGGCCGAGGTCGAGGCCGCGAAGGGCATCGACAACCGCATCAGCCAATTCTACAATCACAGCGCTCAAAACATTGCCCTCGAAAGTAAACCACCAGCCAATCCGCCAACCACGCCGCTACCGACCATGTAACCGACTAAGTAGGCCAGCTTCATCTCCTGTTTGCGCATCCGATCCCACAAGGGGCACTGCGCCTGATGCTCCGCGACAACCAACTTGACGACCTCACGCACCCATTCGTCCGCCGGAACGTTGATTCGCATCGGCTTGTCGGCTGTCATTCGTGCCTCTTGGTATGCACCCGGAAAACAAGGTGCTCGGTGTCGGCCCAGGTCCACGGCGGCAGCCCGTCCATCTCAGTCACACGGTAGACCTCGGCACCGTCGGAAATCGAATCGCCCGCCTCGGGCTCGCCGAAATCCGCTATGGCCGAAGCCGCGATGTAGTAGTTTCGCGCGTTGGCGTGAATAGCCACTTCGGCCAGGTTCGCCGCCTCGAACGGAGACGAGCCCGGGCAGGCCGTGAACTCTACCGAGACTGTGCCCCTCTGGTAGCTCACGGCCCTGCCCGCGACTCTGCACGCCGCCGCAAAGGCGGCCGCTATGGCGTCGCCAAACATGCTCACAACTCACCGCCTTAGATCAGCGTTTCGACGTTGCTGATGGACTCGACCGTGATGATCGGGATGCCCTCGACGCTATCGGGGATCGGCGCGGCCGCGCCCGTTGCGTTGGTGGCCGTCCTGCTCGCCCGAAGCTGCCGCCGGCTGCGCCGGTTCATCACGATGATGAGCCCATTTTGCCGATCCACGGGGAACGTCTCGATGGCCTCATAGATCAGGGCGTCGGTCAGGCCCTTGCCCGAATCCGCGGTGAGGTTGCAGATACGCGCGGCCGAGTAGGCCCCGCCCACCGCCAGGCCGGCCCAGCCGAGGATCGGCGTGTAGTACGCGGTGTAGTGCGCGCCCGCGCTGTCGTCAACTTCCTGGGTGATCGTCTCATCGATGTTGATCCGGCCGTCCTCGCCGACGATGAAATGAATCCCGCGGAGGTCGCCTGGGGCGTGCATCAGCCAGACCGAGGAGCCCGTGCCGGCGGTTGTGCCGGCGGCGTCAAGGACCATCGTGTCGCCCGCGGCATCGTAGGCGGCGTTCTCCGCGAGCCCGGCGAAACCAGTCGCCGCGTTGCCCGTGCCGTAGATGATCTGCTGTTCCAACAGAAACAGTGATGCCCTGAGATGCCGCGCGGCCTCGCGGGCCACGTGGGCGGCCGGGCCGTTCTTGTACTGATCGGCGAGCGCCTTATCGACCCTGAACGATGCGTCGATGAGCTTCAGCGTCGCCGTAACCAGCGTATCGGCGGATGCGCTGTAGTCGCGCCCGACGTTCACCTCGCGGAAGCCGACCGTGACGGCGCCGGTCTCCTTGAGGTACTTGTACGAATTCCCGTCTGTCGTGGCCACCGGCAGGACGGCCAGCAGCGGGACGGCCTGCACCAGATCGCTGATTTCCCACGGCTCCAGGGCGCAGTCGTTGATCTTCAGCAGATCGGCCAGTGTCATAAACGTGTCAGGCATGATTTTTCTCCATCAATGGTTCTTGGTTCTGGCCTTACCGGCCGCGAATCGTGACGGCCCGCTCGAACGCGCCTTGCGGCCTGGTCCCCTTGGACCCCTCGCCGTCGTTGCCGCTTACCGGGTCCGTCCCGGCGGCGTCGCGGGCGGCATCGCGAGAGGTCGTCAGTGCCTTGTTTTCCGCTTGCAGCGCATCGAGCTTTTCGCGCTGGGCGGCGTTGTACTTCGCCTGGGCGTCTTCCCATCCAAGCCCCTCGGCGTACCACGTCGCGCCGTCGGGGCCGAAGGCGTCCATGTAGCGCTTCAGTTCCACCCGGGCGTCGGGGGTTTCGGGGCTCTCGGGCGGCGCCTCGGCCTTCGGAGTTTCGGGCGGGGCATCCGGGGTTTCGGGCGTGGGCTCGGCCTGAGCGCCCTTGTCTGTGTCAGTCATCTTGCGCTCCTCAAGTGCGGCCGGGATCGGGCCCGGCTCAGTTGGGGTATCGATCGAGGCAACCATTGCCTCGGGTGTGTGCTTGTAGCGGCCGAGGAGTTCCCGGCCGGCCAGTGCGGCGGCCTTCTTGGCGGGGGTGGTCTCGTCGGCGAATCCGGCATCCTCGGCCTCCTGGCCCATGAACCAGGTTTCCTCTGACATCCATTCGATGATCTGTTCTTTTGAGTTGCCCGTGCGGGCGGCGTAGACCTGAGCGATCTGTGTATTCAATCTGCGGAGGAATCGCGCCTCGGCCTCTATATCCTCTGCCGGGCCGATCACGATTGACCACGCCTCGTGAATCATCATCGTGCCGTTTTCCGGCATGACGATCCTGTCGCCCGCCATCGCTATGACCGAAGCAGCGGAGGCAGCGAGGCCGTCGATGTAGACCGTGACTTGCGCCGGGTGCTGGGCGAGTAGGTTGTAAATGGTGTGGCCATCGAAGACGTAACCGCCGGGCGAATTGATATGGACGTCGATCCGATTGATCTTGCCGGCCGCCTTGAGATCGTCCCTGATTTGCGTGGGACCGACTCCGAACCAGTCATCGATGACGTCGTAAATCCAGATTTCGGCCGGATCGCCGTCGGCCTCGGCGCGGAACTCGTAATTCGCCTTGCCCTCGCGGTCTCTCAGCAGGTGAAGGTACGGCGATGTGTTGCCGTCCAGTCTCGCCCAGGGGTGTTCCTGTTTCGGCATGGTCATCGCTCCTCTGCGGGGATAGTCTCCGCCGGGTTCATGGGTTCAGGGGGTGCGCCGCCCAGGGGCGGCAGATCGTTTTCCTCGCGGAGCTTCCCAACCGCGACTTCGTAGCGGACCTGCCGGCGCGCAACGTCCATCGCATCCTCACCGCGTTCCTGGCAGGCAGCGGGCACGTCGAGGAGCCCGCCGGCGATGGCTTCCTTCTGCGCCTTGACCTCCTCAAGGGGCTTCCACCACGGCAGGCCCTTGGGGATCCACTGCCAGGTGATCCACGAGAAATCCTTCCCGTTGGGAAGGGTCAAGTCGCCGTCGGCTATCGCAAGCCCCAGCCGGAAGCGCAGCCAGGTATCGCGCAGCTCGACGTGATCGCGGCGCTTGATCGCGGCGGAATAGAGGTACTGTTGAAGGGCGCCCTTGCTTCCGAAGAAATTGGTGTGTGATTCGTCGTAAAACGAATACGGAATGTCGAGGCTCTTTAGCGCCGCTGCCACGACGAGCTTGTCGAACTCCTGGAACTCTGTGGAGGGCGTGCGGTTTTCCAGGAAATCGGCGTCGGCCCCCGGGCTTTCCGTCAAGTCGATAAGCTGGGGGCCCTTGGTGAAATCATATTCGTAGCTGCCGGGGTCTTTGCCGGCGGCATCTTCCGTCTCGCCCTCCTCGGCGTCCTCGGAGTAAATCTGCCCGATGGGCCCCTGGGGCGTCATGCCGTCGGAGGTGCTTGTGAGCTTCAGTCCGAAGAGCTGCGCCACCTTCGCTTTGAGCAGGGCATACTCCCGCCCCTCGTAAACGTCGCGCCATTGGTTCAACGCGCTTGACAGCGGCGTGATGCCCCGGACCTGGTCGAAGCGGTCATAGAATCCATACGGGATCACGAAGCGCGACATCAGCAGCGTCTCGTACTCGAACCCGCCGCCCCGCCGGGACATGATGCAGTACCGAACATGCTTGCCCGATTTCGTCGTCTCGATACCGTGCACGAACTTGTCGGGCTTGTAGTCGCGCGGCGTCTTGTTGCCCTTGGCGGCCGTGCGAATCCTGTCGCCCTCGATTGCCTGCACCCGGCCGTCCTTGAGCTTCAGGAGAAATACATCGCCGTCTACCGTGCGGGATGCCTCGGCGAGTCGGAAGAACCTGTCGAGTCGATGCTTCTCGGCGACCTCGAATCGCCAGGGCCGGGACACGTCGCGCAGCCATGCCTCGGCTTCCTCGTTGAAACCGTCGTCATCGGTCCGCATCTGGAAGCTGAACGTGCTGACAAAATCCAGGTGCTTGCGCATCGCCCACGCCGCGTCGGAGAAGTTCCGCCTCAGGTCGCGGGCGTTCTCGATCATCTTGCGGCGGTCAGACCGGCCGAGAACCTTATCCTCCGACTTCAGGATCGTGCTGGTTGCCCGCCGGCGGTGCTTGTCCTGGGTGGCCTCGTATTCGTTTCGGAAGCGCCTCACGCGCCCGAACGGCGTTCCGTTGGGCTGGAGGATTCGTGTTGGCTGGGCTGTGGCTATCATCAGAAGCCCGATAACCTCAGCCGGCCGATGACCGGCTTGTGACCGGCGGACTTGGTAAGTTCGGCCCGCCAGAAGCTCAGTTCGCGCATGGCCCCGCCGCGGTCGAACTTGGTGGTGATCCCGTCAATGGTTACCGAGGCGACCCCCTGGCCCGAGGCGAGAAATGTTTCCAGTGCCGTGATGTTCGTCGCTATCTGTGCCGCGCTTGCCATATCCGCTTTCTCACCCCAAACGAAAAGCCCGCCGGATCGTCGTGCACGATTCGACGGGCTTGGTTTGTCTCAAACGTGCAGCCTGGCCGGGCCGCTTCGCTTGGGGTATTTCTTTTTCTTGTACAGCTTGTACCGCTTATACTACTCCATTATTCGCAGACCCCCCGCGTTGTGTAAAGCCCCAAAAGCAGATATGTTTGTAGCAAGAACATTTGCCCCGGAGGCGTCAAATCCGCTCATCCTGCCAGCGAGTGCCCTGAGCGCGGGCGAGGCGCAGCTTGTCAATCGCCTCGTCATTCCCGCGCCCGCACCAGTTGCGGCCCGGGGGTCCGACGTGCAGCACATGGACATCCAGCCATCTCTTCCGCTCGATCGAGGCGCCCTTGCCCCAGCGGTTCTGAAACAGGCTGTCGTAATTCCCGGCGTGAGTGAACGTGGCGTCCAGGACGTTCGCCCTGTCGGCCACAACCGGGTCGGAGACGTGGAACAACTGGAAATATCCCGCGACCTCGCGGTCAGGATATTGCGGCCAAAGCTCGGGGTCGGTTTCGGCCTGGCTGACTTCGGCCTGATGACGGTGGGCCCCGTGGAGTATCCCCGGCTGTAGGTCCGCCGCCTCAAGCCGCGCCCGCAGATCGGTCG